GAAAACACCGCCCCTTGCACCGACATGGATTCTTGAGACTAGCCCTGATAATTTTCAGTACGGCTATGCTTTCTCGGAGCAACCCACCAAGGGTGAGTTTACGGCAGCGGTCAAAGCGATTGCGGCAGCAGGTTACACCGATGCAGGCGCAACTAATGCAGTCCGCAACGTGCGTCTGCCAGGCTCGATTAACCTGAAGCCTGGTCGTGATAACTTTGAAGCCAAGTTAGTCGAGTTTCACCCTGAGCGTGATTACACGTTAGGCGATATCTGTATGGCACTAGGTGTAACGCCTGCGCCTGCTGATACGAACCATTACGCACCGATCAGGTTAGCCGACAATGGTGGCGATGATGTGTTAGCATGGATGAATGATCAAGGCATGGTATTGTCTAAGATCAACGGCGAAGGGTGGTTATCAGTCACTTGCCCTAACAACGCCGAACATACCGACGGTAATCCCGAAGGTCGGTACAAACCCTTAGATCGTTCTTATTGTTGCCTGCACTCGCATTGTGTCGATTTCGGCAGTCAAACATTCTTAGATTGGGTAGCATCCAACGGTGGCCCTAAAGTTACACATGGCTTGCGTGACCAACTGATTGCTGAGGCGATGACCGTAGCGCTTGCCAAGATTACCCCGTCCGATATGTTTACCGATGACGCTGACGCAAAAATAGCCGAAGTCGAGCGCAAAGAGCTTGGCCGTGTCGAGAAGTCCAAGTGGTATGAGCGTTTCGCTTATGTGCAAGACGATGAGTCTTTCTTTGATATGCAAGACCGTCGTGAGGTGTCGAGGCAGACTTTTAATGCTCTGTTCCGTCATATTAAGTGTCTATCGTTGCACACAAACACCAAAATAGAAGCGTCAATCTGCTTTGACCAAAATAGACAAGCGATGGGCGCTAAGGCGCTCGTGGGGATTACCTACGCGGCGGGTGAGACTGTGTTAGTCGCTCGTGACGGTGATTTATACGGCAATCGTTGGCGTGACGCTCGCCCCGATGTATCAGGTGTCGTTGCATCCGAATCGAAAATAGCGTCTTGGCTAGACCATTGCCGTGAGTTAGTGCCTGAGCCAGAGGAATTAGAACACTTACTTAACATCATGGCTTTTAAGTTGCAACACCCCGAATTAAAAATTAATCATGCCGTCTTGCATGGTGGCGATGAGGGTTGCGGTAAGGATACGATGTGGGCGCCATTCATTTGGTCGGTGTGCGGTTCGCACCTAAAGAATCGTGGCATTATGGACAACAACTCAATTAATAGCCAATGGGGTTATCAATTAGAATCTGAAATACTTTTAATCAATGAGTTAAAAGAACCCGATGCGTCCGCCCGTAGGCAGTTGGCGAACCAACTCAAGCCTATCATAGCCGCACCGCCTGAGATGTTGCCGATTAACCGTAAGGGGTTGCACCCATACCAAATGGCGAATAGACTGTTCGTTCTTGCGTTCTCGAATGACCCTGTTCCAATCTCGTTAGCGTCACAGGATAGGCGATGGTTTTGCGTGTGGTCAGCGACAGGGCGGATGGATTCAAACAAGGCTAAAGCGATGTGGGACTGGTATCGACATGGCGGATTCGAGTCGATTTCAGCGTGGCTACACGCTCGTGACGTGAGTAAGTTTAATCCGTCAGCGTCACCGATGATGACTGAGTTCAAGGCTAACTTAGTTGAACACGGTATGAGTATGGCTGAATCGTTCTTAGTTGAGATGCTCAAAGGTCGTAAGGGCGAGTTTGCCAAAGGTGTTATCGGTTCACCGTTCCATGCGCTCTGTGACCGTCTAACAGGGTTAGCGCCCTCTAATGTCAAAGTGCCACAAGCCGCCCTCTTACACGCTCTTAAAGAGGCTGGCTGGGTAGACTGTGGACGGTTGAAGTCGAGAGAGTTTGACACGAAGAAGCACATCTTTGCAGACCCTGAAATAGCGTCAATTCTGAGTAAGTCTGAGTTAAGGCGTGCGCTTGAGGATGTGCCAACACCCCAAATCGTCAATATTAAGTAAAAAGAAAGCCCCGATTAAGGGGCTTTTTATTTACTGGTTAAGGGTTTATAAATCAAATACGGCTATGATTAAGAGTGCAATAGCACTTACGATGAAAGCGGTTAGCATGAGATTGTTCCGTTATATTTGTTGGCGAATATTTGGGCGGAGGTTTTATCGTTGAATCTGATACTATAATCTTCGCCTTGTATTTTGTAATAAACTATATACATTTTTCTTCTTCCTCTGTTGTTGGATTGCAATATTCTTCTTCTTCCTCAAGTTCGTCAAAATAATCAAATAATTCCTCTTTTACCTTGCTTGAGGGATAAACGGATTCTTCTTTACCGTCGTCCCAAACAATGTTCAGCGTGTAAGATTTAATTTTTCTCATATAGACTCCATTTCGTAAATTAGTTTATAAGATAAAACCTTAAAATCGTTATTACCGTCTAGCATGAGACTTTTTAATTCTTCTTCGCCACCGTTACAGTAGTAAAAAATATCCCAGTCAGGCATACCGTAGGAATCCTCCCCCCAGTCTTGCCCTTCGTCGTTCTCGTAATCGAACCCAGCGTCCCCAAAACTAAAGTAATAATTCTCTATCGGGTTCGCTTCGTCCGTGTATTGAATTGTTGCGTATGCGCCTATTGCTATTGGATTCTTCATACCGTCTCCATTTCGTCAAAATAATCATGCTCAACAATACCGTGGTCTAAGCATAAGTCCACGAATTTATCCGCTAGTTCTTTATTTGCGCTGATAGCGTCAATTAATAACTGCTCTAATTGGCATCTGTCCTCAATGTCTATATCTTGCTCGTGCCATTCAAAATTATCTGTAAGGCGTGCAATACAGGCGTAAACCCAATTTTCTAATTTAGTATCAATCATTTCACGCTCTCCTCATATTCTTCGATTGATTCGGCTGCAATCTCATAGACTGTCATTTGGTCGGCTTCGTCCAGTTCCATTGTGTTGGCTAAATTAATAGCGTCGCTTTCCGTGTCGGCTTCAATGGTGTAGATAACTTCAATAGTCTTTTTAACAATATATTCCATGTGTAACCCTTCGATTAGTTTAGATTAGTGTATTGGCTAAAATTAGCCCTATAGCGTCCCTCAACAGAGACGCTATAAAATAACTCTATTAATACCACCCTTTAGCGTATATCCATATTCCTGCCAAGGCTAACCCCATTAAAACGCTAAAGATTGCGCCTAGTATGTAATCAAGTAGTTTTGACATTATTTAACCTCCACGGCTAGAAAAAAATTACCGCAACAGTTGTAAATCTCGTAACCCTCGAATTGCCCGTCCGAAAACTCATAAACACGGTCGCCACCGTGTAGCACGAACCAAGCGCCACGAATACCTAGGCAATTCTCGTGGTTGCGTCCTACTTCGGGCGCTTGCGCTAGTCTAAAACCCTTGTCATTGCATGGCATAACACAATCAACCATGCCATCAAAATCGGACAAGTTTTTAATGTAAAGTTTGCCTTGATTCTTTTTAATAAAACTCTTAACCGTCGCCATTGTTGGATTGTTTTTAATGGTTACTGGCGCAAGTATTGTCCCGCCTGTAGTTTTATCCATTGTCAATAAATACGGTTTACCGTCAATCATTGAGCGGTAATCGTTTGGCTTGGTGTTATATTCTCGTTTTGTCATCGTTAGCATTTTTTAGATTCCTATGGTTTAGTGAATTAGTGAGGGCTTGCGCCCTCTTTGGTTAGAATTCTGTTAGTAGTAGCGCAATTACTAGCGCATCATCTTTGGCTTTTAATGCGTTTACGATGTCATCATTTTCTAACGCCAATTCTGGCGCAACTGTTAGTTCTTCGCATTTTGCTATAAATTGTGATTGTGTCATTTTGTATTGTCCTTAGTTGAGATTAATTAATTACTACAACTCAATTATACACAAATAAATTAATAGTGCAACATTTATTGTTGCATATTCACAAATAATTTGGATGTGGATAAAAAGCGTTGTCCATGTGGGTAATCATTTGGACAATCGAGAATTGGCGCAAAACCTTGCACGGCTTGAGAGTGGATATTGTGGATAGTTATATATACCTTATTCTATGAAGTTGAATAGTATATAAATAAGTATAATGACCAGTAGAGTTATGACGGCTGAAAATGGACTTGTCCACATGTCCACATTGACCACAAATGCCCCCGCCTTTTGTCCCACGCTTTTTCCTTTCCCATGTTTGTGGTCAATGTGGACACCTAAAAACTAATAGCCCATGTTGCCCACATGGTCACGGCTAACGGCTAGTAGTTGGTGGCTAAAATCTACTTGTCCGCATTGTCCAAGTAACCCACGGCTTACAGTTGTTAGCAAGCACTTACTAGCAGAGGGCAAAAACTTTTAGCATGGGGGGGGGTAGGGCCGAGCCGAACGGCCCTACTGTGGCGGAGCGTTTGCGCAAACTTTTTATTTTTTTTATAAAAAATGTATGATAAGATTCCACCATGTTTGATAACTTTCATTCCTATGTGTATGAGCCACGCAAGCTAGAGGCTACCGAGGCTAGATTGCAACGCATATACGATGCTGCCAAGCTA